TGACGTTTGCGCGCAAAAAATGCTAGCCTGATTTAATGCGTTATCCCTCTAGGGCGGAACCGCTTCCGCCTTAACTCAATGAATTGCCGCTGGAATAATGGCGGCATGAATCGAAAAACTCCCCATAATATCCTTGGTATTGCCGCTTGCGCGATTTCGGTCACGCCGACCGGTGAGGTGCAACTGTTTCCCGCCGGTGAATTCCGGGCCGGTGACGGCCGCCCGAAAGATGCGCCGCATTGGTTTGTCGATGCGGAGCTGGCGGCTGCGATCATCGCCGACTTTGAGGCGCGCCAGAACGATACCGTAATCGACTATGAGCATCAAACCATGCTCACGGCCGATAACGGCCAGCCCGCCCCGGCTGCCGGATGGTTTTCCAAACTCGAATGGCGCGATACCGGTCTCCATGCGATCGATGTGCGTTGGACCGAGCGCGCCAGCCAAATGATCGCGGGCGAGGAATACAAATACATTTCCCCAGTTTTTACCTATGACAGAAAAACAGGCGCAATCAAAAGCCTGCTCAATGCCGCGCTGACCAACAATCCGGCCCTCGATGGCATGGAAGCGGTTGCCGCCAGCCAGTTAATGATTAACCACCAAATCGATCAGGAGACATTAAAAATGGAGGGACTTATGGAGCAATTACGCTGGCTGCTGAATCTGCCGGTAACCGCAACTGCCGAAGAAATTACCGCTGAGCTGCAGAAGGCAATCGATCAAATCAAGGCGTCCGCCGCAAGTGCTGTATCCCTGCCTGGATTTGATGTCGTTACGTTGATCAAATCCCAGGCCGATCAAATCGCATCCTTGACCGCTGCCGCAGCCAACCCGGATCCGTCCAGGTTTGTCGCGGTCGCTACCATGCAAGCGCTGCAAAACGAAGTTGCGGCATTGCGCGCGCAGATCGTTGATCGCGAGGTTAATGAGATCGTTACCGCCGCCTTGGCATCCGGTCAAATCCTGCCCGCGCAGGAAGCTTGGGCGCGAGCGCACGGCAAGGGAAATATCGCGTCGCTCAAAGCTTATCTCGCCACCGCGCAACCAGTCGCGGCCTTGATCGGCACCCAAACCGGCGGCAATCCGCCGGTTGGTGCACTGCCAACCGGTGAGCCGCTTGACGAAAATCAGCTGGCCGTATGCAAAGCAATGGGCGTCGATCCGGCAGAATTTGCGAAAACGCTGCAAACGCAGTAAGCGGAACAGTTAAAACTTAATAGGAGAACGACATGGCTCTCGCAGCAGATCGAAACACGGAAATGATGGACGGCGAGTTGTTAAGCCCGCCGATGGCGGATACGCTGATTTATGCCGGTGCGCTGGTGGCGGTTAATAGCGCAGGTTATGCGACCAAAGGGCAAGCCGCAACCGGCATGACCTACTTCGGCCGCGCTGAAGAACAAATGGACAACTCCGGCGGCTCGGCCGGGGATAAAAACATCCTGGTGCGCCGCGGCAAGGCATTCAAGTGGAATAACAGCGGCACCAGCGCCATCACGCAAGCCGATCTCGGCAAGGTCTGTTACATCGAGGACGATCAAACGGTCTCTAAAACAGATCAGGCGGGAACGCTATCTGCAGCCGGAACGATTGTCGGTGTTGATTCGGACGGCGTTTGGGTGGCGGAAGTCAGCAAAGCCTGCTTGACAGCGACCGCAGCGCTTAATTTTGCCTCCATTGCTGCGGCGGCTAGCGAGGATCTGACAATCACGGTTGCCGGTGCGGCGGTTGGCGATTCGGTATCGCTCGGATTGCCTGCGGCTCCCACGGCCGGGATCGTGTTTAACGCATTCGTTTCGGCGGCCAATACAGTCACGGTTCGAGCGACAAACATTACCGCGGCTCCAGTCGATCCGGCTTCCGCGACTTATCGCGCAACGGTTATTAAAGCCTAGCAAGCGGCGCTTGTCAGTTAATCAAAGGATAAAGGATAAATTATGTTGATCAATAAAGACACGATTTCAAATGTGTTTGTTAGCCTGAAAACCAGTTTCAATAATGCATTCAGTGCTGCGCCGGTGATCTGGCAAAAAATCGCGATGAAAGTGCCGTCGGCTACTAGCCAGAATATTTATGCCTGGTTGTCGAAATTCCCGAAAATGCGCAAGTGGGTGGGCGATAAGCATGTCAAGTCGCTGGAAGCGTACAAATACACGATCGTCAACGATGATTGGGAAGCCACCGTGGAAGTTGATCGCAACGACATCGAGGACGATCAGCTCGGCATGTATGGGCCGCAGGCTCAAATGGCCGGACAATCCGCCGCACAATTACCGGACGAAATCGTAATTGGGCTGGTTAACGGCGCGTTTACCAACGTATGTTTTGATGGCCAGTATTTCTGCGATACCGATCATTTGGTGGCCGGAGCGAGTGTATCCAACAAACTGACCGTGGCATTGAGCGCGGCCAGCCAGGCCGCTGCAATTGCCAGTTACGGCGCTGCTCGTGTTGCGATGCGTAAATTCAAGGACGACGAAGGACGTCCGCTGAATATCGCGCCGAATATATTGCTGGTTCCTCCAGCACTGGAAGACGTGGCGTTGGCGCTGGTAAATAACGAGCGCCTGAGCGACGGCGCGGTAAATCTATATCGTGGCACCGCCGAAGTGGTTGTTGACGCCCGGCTGACATCCGATACCGCATGGTTCCTACTGGATACCACCAAACCAGTGAAACCATTCATCTACCAGGAACGTAAAGCCCCTGTGTTTGTTGAACAGACCAGTTCGGAGAATGACGATGTGTTCAACCGTAAAAAATTCAAATTCGGTGCTGAGGCGCGCGCGGCTGGCGGATACGGTTTCTGGCAATTGTGCGTGGGTTCCACCGGCGCAGGTTAATCGAAATTGATGTGATGTAGGGGCGCATTGCATGCGCCCTGATTGAGACAAAAAATAACAGATGGAGATTGAAATGACCAAAGATACTTTAGCAGTTCCGCCTCTGAAAGATTCTGCGGCGCCCGATACGATTGAAAAAGAAACCCAGCCAGCGACCGAAAAAACCAAAGCGGCGCCAAAGAAAACCATCAAAGTGCTCTACGTCGTTTCAAGACGTGCCGAAGGATTCCGCCGCGCCGGTTTCGCGTTCGGTTCCGAGCGCACCCGGCTGGTTGTGGATGATCTGACGGCCGAGCAGGTCAAGCAGCTCATCGAGGAGCCTGTGCTTGTAGTGACCGAAGTCACCGAAGAAATTTAACGACAATTTAACGCGCCATGACCTACGCCACCCAGCAAAACCTGATTGACCGTTTCGGCGAGGATGAGCTGATACAGCTCACCGACCGCGCCGGGCTCGGGGTGATCGATGCCACGGTAATCAACCGTGCGCTGGGTGATGCGGATGCGACGATCAACGGCTATCTGGCGGCGCGCTACACGCTGCCGCTGAGTAACCCGGTTCCGGAAATACTGGAACGGCTGGCGTGCGACATTGCCCGCTATGCGCTCTTTGAGGACCAAGTTACCGATATCGTTGAGAAGCGCTACAAGGACGCCATTGCGCGGCTGCGCGACGTATCCGCCGGAAAAGCGGAGTTGGGAATTAGTGACACCAGCAACAAGCCGGCCAGCACCGCCACCGCGCAAATGTCATCCGCCACGCCGGTTTTTCGGCGCGAAGAATCGGGTGGATTTATCTGATAACAAAAGGAGATAGCTATGAAACTGACAGCGGAACAAATTTATAACTTGAAGCAGAAGCTCGGCCTGAATGATTTTCAAGTGACTCAATTAAAAGCAGAGCTTATGAATATCTCTGTTCAAGCCGATCAAGCCGCCGACGGGCTGCTCGTCAAAATTGGCAAAAGCAAGTACACCTGGCTGATCATTATCGGGGTCATCGCCGCAGCTTGGGCGCTGGGCTTTATTCAAAAGTAACCGAAGAAAAATGGCCATCGTCATTTTTGATCCCGCCTGGATCATCACACGGCTGCAAACCGAGGTGACGGAACTAAGGCGTGTCGCTGGTAGTGCAGAGTTTGCTGCCGCTGCCGAGGATCTGAAACAGACGCCGGCCGCGTTTGTGATTCCGGCATCGGAGAAACCGGCGGCATCCGGCACCGGTACGCTGGTGGTCTCGC